TAGTAAGAGTAAAATATTTTCTAGTGTTATCACATTTAGAAATATAAACATCATATTCTATACAATTTTTTACATCGATACCTAAGTTTTCAATATTAAATCTATCTATCGTAAGTTTTATTAAGCTTGCATTGCCTTCATCAAAAGTATCATATAGCCCACGATTCTTGATATCAGACCTAATATCTCTCTTAAAATTTAACACTTTATCAGAGGTACCAGATGTTATAGTCAAAATAGCTCTACTGTTAGGTATTACAATTGGTTTCCATTGTGTGTGAGTACTTCTCATATCAACTATTTTATGAATATCAATAATTTTGCTATATTGTGTTTTAAAAAACTCTGAATGATATAACTGTGACACAATTCTATTATGATATTTTCTTGTGGTTATTGGTAATGTAATATTGTAGTTTGAAAGTGAAAATGTTGCTAAAGTAGAATGTGAATTTCCAGTTAAGCTTTCGCTCATTAGATATTTTTCAAGTTGTTTACTATTTGGATAAAAGCAACCTAGTTTTTCTTTAGTATCATCTAGTAATTGCTTTTCATAGTCATTAAACTCCTTCAACATTCGTTATCCTATTAATCCTATTATATAAATTATCATTAATACTACATTAATAAACGCCTTGAGGTTGGTATAACCAGCATCAGGACCAAAGCTTTTAACAATAAACACCGTGAATACATTACTCATAATACTACTTAGTTAGAATTAGTGCTGGTTTTAGATTATCTAAGGTCGCAACTACCAGCAAAAATTGACCTGCCTATTTTATAGGATTTATGGTACCTAAAGGATCGTTTCCCAAACCATGTGCTGTTTAGGCTGTTTAGAGTCTGCCAAGGATATTCCTCCATAAAGACTATTCGGATTATTCTTGCTCTTCCTCAGCATTCTCCTCTTCCCACATGGCCATATCTTCAGAGATATTAAACATTTCATCTAATACATCTGGCAATAGGTCGGCAACATCCGCAGAACTCATTTCGCCAATATCAAAGTAATCATCAACGCCTTCAGAAAACACACCACAGAATGCCATGCCAGGTTCATAGTAGTAGGCACTAACAGTAAAGCCCATTTCTTCTAACTTTTCAAATGCCTGTATTGGAGGACCCCATGCTGATTGAAAAGAAGCAGAAAATGTATTACCGTTTACCTCAGGTACTTGGCCATCACCACCTACATCCCATTTTGTGCCCCACTCACCAACACAGAAATCATACCAATTGGCATAACCGTGTAATGATATATTCTCTTGCTGTTGCACTTCTAATGCTTTCTGTGCCGTATCATTATCATCACCAACACGACCTGCAGTAATCTGTAATGAAGCAGGTACAGGTATAAACTCGGCCAGTAACTCACCACGATTAAAAGCATCTTCAGCTCTGCGTAACATATCTGGATTCTCATGAGTTAATTCTACATAGTTTGAGCACCAATTTGGCATATTATTCCTTTATCCTATTAATCCGATTATATAAATTACAATTAATACTACATTCACAACTACTTGATTCCATTCTTTTATACGATATCCCCATAAGAGATAACATACACAACCAAAATTTAACATTACAATATTCAAGGGGTCTATTCTAAGTGAGGTAAACAAAGCACCTGCAATTATGAATACACAACCTGACCACTTTAGTATACTGTTAATCATTTATTCCTTTATTCTAAATTCTATAATACAGTATAACATAGTAATAAACGCTTGGCAAAACAATTATTACTATAGTATCCTAATGTTAATAGTTAAAAACTATCAAGTACCGAACCACGAAAACTCACGAAAACCTACGAAAACTCCTTCTTATTACTTTTAGTTATAAGCGTGATAGTTTTTAACTATCGCTTCGCTAACTGCTTCGTTACCTAGGTGCTTCTTGAAGGTCTTAGTTTCTATGTGGCATCCAGAACGATCCTGATAGAAACCAGAACGGTTTTGGAATGCCACAGAGAGTTTTAGTTTACCTCAGAGCTTACCTCAACTTTTACCTGAGCTGCATCAGAGTTTACCTGAGCAGTCTTAGTGGCAACCTTCGGTTTCCCTACGAATCGCCCGTCATTGTTAAACTCGGCAAAATTCACTAGCTGATATGCTGATACTGCTCTACCACTCTTAATCACTTTCACGATACCTCCATCCTTACGGATATTGTATATGTTAGTGCTTAAGCGATACAATACACCTTCCTGATCCGTACCTTTGAATACTGTAGCAATTTCGTCGGGACTCACAGGTTTACCACTTAGTAATACCTGGGTAATTTTCTCATGACGGTTTACCTTACCTTTTCTTACTGTTAAAGCCATACTATAATACTCCTATTGTTAATCAAAAAATACCTCTACTACACCACCATTATACTACAGTTATGGTAGGATGGCAAGTGTAGTGTTGTTTCCACACAACTACTGCATATAAGCAGAGAAGTGGGTGGCATCTACCTTCAAGCAAGTGGACTGAGCAAGTGAATGAGACCTACCTCGAGCGATACGATGAGCTCTAGGACCACGATACCTCAACCTAAACTTATTGCCAAACAAGGCTTTAAATTCATCATACTTGGACATTGGTACCCGAGCGAATACTGCTCTTTGGCCAACTGTGCGTCCGTAAGTCTGGTAATACTGCAACAATAAATCTGTGTACCATTTCTTATTCATATTCCCGCCCATCTAATGTGTTTAAAATTACCCGTCAATACATTACCTCTAGCAAAATTCTTGGCGGGTGCCTTCCATGTAGCTGACTTCAGTATATCACCATGCTTAAACTTACCTTGGTCGCCAATAACAATCCAACTATGTGAAGAGCGATCCTCACTAGGATAACTGGTACGACACATAATAATTTTCACATACTTCCTACCTACCTCATACACGAACATATAAGGAATATTACCAAAGCTCTCATTGTGATCCGCTTCTAAATGCCTACAGTAATCACCTACTGCATAATCAAATTCACTAAACTGACCCATACTACTCCTTAAAAAAGCAGAGGACTTATACCCGACAGGTTGCCTCTGATAAACAATTAATCTTTATCACTACTATAACTACCATTATACAGGAGTCCTACAAAATGGCAAGCGTCCTGTATAATGGTGTTGTATTAAAACAACACCTCGGTACTACCTCTTGCGATTAACAAATTTACCTAGATTAATCACTCTAAAATCATATTCCATAAAACTCACCTCATACGGCACATACATTTGACTAGCGATACGATTACCTCTAATCATTTCTGTTTCAACATCGCCATCGAATTTATCGGCCGTGATTTCTATCTTATAACACTTGTAACCGGGTTCATTACAATTTGCATCGATTACTTTTCCTTCTACATAACAATCGCCACGGCCTGCCATTGGAGCAAAATCGTAAGCTCTGATAATATCACCTTTTACTGCTTTGTTTTCATGTTTTAACATATTTTTTCCTTTTCTTTAACTGATACGACCATTATACAGGTATTGGTAAAAATGTCAAGAATTATTTGCCACTTTGTTGTATAAAAACAACAGCGGCTTATGCGGCAATCTTCAAGCTGATAGTAGGATATTTCACAAAGCCACTAGTATCCTTCTTAGCTTTACCTTTGGCGTACAGCCCTACTATAACACCTTTTGGATCCAGAAAGCGTAGGTCGCTCTCATCGCCATTGTAGACTGGGGTGCCTAAGTACAATTCAGGCATCGGTACGGTTTTCTTAATACCGAATACTGTGGCAATATTGTAACCTTGTGAAATTGCCTTGGTTACATCACCATCATTACCATCTGCGGCACTAAAGGTAAGGTGGTAATTACTGATACCTTGTACCTTACGACCAAGCACCTTGGTGTAATCATAGAATTGGACATTAGGGAACCTCTCGAAGATATTGGCAGGGAATACCAATTTGCCAGAGCTATTGATAAAAGCATCTACAGAGTATTTTTCCCATGAGAGGTCACTAGTACCATTTAAGCGGAATACAGGTATTAGACCAAGGCGCTCAGACTGCTTAATAGCCAGCTGAATATCCTTTACTAATAACTCCATGAAGCCATCACGGTCAGCAAAGAATAATTTGGTTTTACGAATGCGTGCCTCTTGGATTACATTCGTTACCTCACCACGCTTGAACATACCACCACGACCAGCTGTATTCAAGCAGCTATCAGTACAACCTACAGTCCGCTTTGGACATACCTCATGACCAGAAAGCCTGGCGGGTGCCAAATGGAGGATATAGGTGTTATAACCTTGCTTGATACCTTTCAGTACCTTTGGATTACCTGTGGACAATAATTTCATACTTTTCCTTTAGTAGGTTTAACGATTTTACCAGTTACCAAATACTTGGCAATTGCGTGGTAAGCTTCCGATGGATCGGTGTAGCCTAATTCTATTAATTTTTTCAACAATTTACTATCTGCGCTTCTGTTCATTTATTTCCTTTTCTCAATTTATACATACCATTTTAAAGGACTCTCGCAAAAATGGCAAGAATTATTTAAAATGGTGTTGTAATTAAACAACACCTTGCCACCTTAGGGCTAGTGGCGGCCGCTCTCTTAAGCGCTACGCTTCTTAGCAGCAAATTTCAAAGCGATAGCGTTTGCTTCTACTGCCTCTTGCTGAATTACTGTGCAAGCTGAAGGCTTTTTATTCGCCTTGATAGCTTTCTTGCCAACAGGAGAAGCTTTATCTAAAAGCTTCTGTAATCGAGCCTGAGCTCTTGAAATTGCTAACTCACGCTTCATTGCGGCATTAAAAGCTTTCTGCTCTTTTTCTACTGCTTTGAGATTGCGACGCTCTGCCAGCTCCATGGAGATGGACTTTTTTAACGCTGTTAGGGTCTCACGCTTTTGATTAAGTGTAAGGCCTTCGATTGAACCACAAGCAAATGTAAACATATAATTCCTTTTCTTTTAAATTGTTTAACTTCGTTTAACTACTATAAAATCCATTATACAGGTATTGGTAAATAAGTCAACCAGTTTGTTGTATAAAAACAACGATTAACGATAAAATGTATTACGGAAATATTTTGTTGACCGCTCTGCTTTCTTGAGAAGCTCCGACCAGTCACCAGTAGAAGCAGCCGCACGGATATCTTTATTGACCCATTTAGTGGCGCCCATTGAAGCGGATTGGTGCATTGCTACTAGTGCATTATCCTTGCTCATACGATTAGCGAATTCTATATTTACCATTTTTCTCATTTTATTTCCTTTCGGTTGTTAATCACTATAGAACCTATTATACATGGATTGGCAGGATTGTAAAGCTTTATTTGCCACTATTTTGGGCTTTGTTGTATTTTTGTGTTGTATGGAAACAACAGATTGTGGTATTTGTATTGAAGGGTGCTCTGGGGTGCTCAGAGGAGAGGCAGAGGTGGTAAGACTGTACAGGCTGGCTAGTCGGAGAGTACTGCCACTTAAAGCTCTGGAAGAGCAGTATAATAAAAAAGCCTTGGTAGGTCAAACCAAGAGTTCAGTAACTTTTTTCGCTGGCTATTTTTTGAAGGATTTCGAAATTTTTTCCAGGAGAACCAGAGATTCCTAATTTTTTTCCTGGTCCCGCCGAATGATCCAGAGTAAAGCATCATCCAGATTCATCCACGGAGATTGTTCTGAGGATTTCTCAGTAACCCATTGGTACTCTTTCTTCGTGCCTACAACCCATTGGTCTTTCTCATCACACCAATAAGCAGTAGATAATTCGTGTTTCTTTAGTACCATTGTTTTACACAGAAGGTTTGATAACGGCTAAGAATTGATATTGGATTACATTGCATTTTCTACCACCAGAAACATGATTATTACTATCAGAAAAGAAAGTATTAAAATTCTCATACACCATTTTGAAATTTTTAAACTTTTCTTTGTACCATTCATATGTTCTATGAGATTCTATTATCAATGACACTAGTAAAATCTTATTACACATACTCTGAAGGTCCTCTATAGCCTCATCGAAATACTCATCTTCAATGTTATTAATTGCATTATATGAAACAACTAGGTCATACTGTGATTCTGGGTATTTCTCGTACTCTGAATAAAACGGATCATATCCTTGTATGTCTATATGAGGGCACAAGGCACTATATTGTTTGACAGCATTACCCTGTCCACAACCATAATCTAATATTGTAGTGGGTTTTATAGATTCTATTAAAGAGATGAGGTGTATGTCTGTATCTCCAAAATTAAATGTGTATATATTCCTACTAGCATAGTTAATAGGATCAAAAGGATTCCTAAAGATAGCTTCTGAGGATTTACTATAAAGTTTTTTATTCATATTATTGTTTCAATACATTCATAATAAAGTTACGGGAATTCTCTAAGCCTCTGTTCTTACCTTCTAGGTCTCGAATAATCTCTGTGAGTAATGTTACATCCGCTCTGAGGTTAATGATGGTTTCTTCTTGTTCAAGTAATGTTTTCTTTACTAAGTCCATTTCATCCATTATTATTCTCCTTTAGGTACTTTTAGTTTATTCTGATAATCCTCTGAGGCTCTCATATACACTACCCATAGAAATATGAACGGTGTCATGGGAATGGACAGTATGCATAGTGTATAGAACAAAGTAAATTCTAACCAGTATCTCATTGTCGATTGATAATTGTATATACTGTTCCGACTGGCGTGGAGTATTCAACTGGCACATAGTATTTCGGTTGATTACATTCGGTATAATCTAAGTCTAACGGTATCTGTTCTGTGAGTGGCCAGAAGAATTGTATTTCTAGTTGTAGGTTCATGAGCGCCGGATGCCTTCCAAAAGGATTAAGTGTTGCGCAAAACTATTTAAAATTAGGACCAGATACCCAACCGGTAGCCGAGTATCTGATTCCTTTGGTTACTTTAACGGCACGATGCTTGATGACAGATGGAAATACAACTATATCTCCTTGATTCGAAAGAACACTAATGATTTTTGGATCAGTTGGTGTATCATCAAACTCTAGTTCAAGTCCACCACCTTCATATTCTGATGGATCATTGAGCTGAACTACAATAGATAATTTTCTATGTATCCTAAATTCTGGTATAACCAAAAATGAATCTCTGTGCCAATCATAATATTCATTTTCATCATATTTGGATATTTGAATATTTTCTATATTGTTAATATCATATTCCCACTTGGCGCTCTGATTTGCATACCTCACATGGTTATATAATATTCCTTCAAACCAATGATTGACGGATAGAAAATGAATATGATTGTTTCTTATTCCTTCTTCTCTTTTCTTTTCACCAATTAAAGATTTAAAAAATGCTTTATCAGTTAAATCTTCTAATAAAGCATTACATATTTTTGATGGAATAGCTTTCTTCCACTTCCAATAACTACTTGCCATTTTTTAATTAAACACCAAAACAATACCTTCTTCATCAATGATATAGTATTTGTGGTCTTTATCATACTTGGTCTCGATGGCTTGATTCCAATTAGGAAGAACGGTGTCACCAACTTGAACATCTTGGACTTTATCACCAATAGCAATTACTTTGGCCTTGTTTGGTTCTTCACGGTCAGGATTAAATAGTAGAATACCTGATTGGGTTTCTTTATCTTTTTCAATGAGTTCAATAAGGACTTTAGATTTGATTGGTACGAGCATGGTCTTGTTTCGCTTTCTCTTTAAGGTAATTACAACGGTCAAATTCAATTTTTGGAATGTCTGGATGCCAGCCACCCATAGACAGATTATCTATCTGACTACAAGTATACACGGATTTTTTAGGCTTGTCAACCATATTATGGTAATCTGAATCGGAAAGATAACCATACACAAAGACGATAACGGCAATAGTGAGTATGGTTTGTTTCATAGGATGAGATACCTATCGTTTCTACTTAGATTTATACTAAATAGATATATGAATAGTAGAGAATATGCCAAGTTCAAAAGAGTATTTGTTGGTCCTAAACTTCCTAGAAAAATTAGGAAAGAAAGGAATATAGGAACTTCTAGTCCTATGCCAGCAGAGAAACCTCCAAGGAATAACAAAACAGCGATAGAATACTTTAATATTCCTGCGTTCACCACCACAGATTGGCGTAATGTTAGAAATTGTATATACATTGATAAAATCATCACACCTGTTTGGGCAAATAAAACTACGATTAAAGAAATATATTCTACAGCTAAAGAATTAACAGAACAAACCGGTATAAAACATGAAGTGGATCACATAATACCAAAAAGACATCCTTTAGTGTGTGGACTCCATGTAGAAAATAATTTACAGATTATAACTAGAACCAAAAACAACCAAAAAACCAATAACTTCAACCTTTAGGAAAAGCAATGAAATTAATTAAACTATTGAACCAATTATTCAGCACAAATTTTAAAACATCTTTGGATCTATATATCTCATCAAAGTCACCAACTTGTGCAGCCGATGTAGAAAAATATCAAAGAGAATATTTTGATAAGAAAGCTACTGGTTACTTTTATCAGTAAAGCTTGAGCATTTCTTCATAGCTGTATCTCTGCACCATATATCTGGATGGTTTATCTAGGTGACAGGCCACC